GACGTGATTGATGCAGAACATTATCACTCAGATGTGAATCGAAAATCTTCCCACGGGCATTTACATGCCAATGGGTTGGTTGATAGGTTTATATCGGTGATTAAGTTGGGTGGGACACACTATTCTCAGAATCCATAGCTAAAGCTTGGACTGATAGGTGTAGTCGGGATTTCAAGACTTGGAACTCCAAGTAAGACTTGATCAAAGTGTTCAATTATTTCTGAACGATCAAGCCCTAGAGGAATAACTTCCTGAATACCTGAATAGGCAGGTAAGTACAACGGACGAATGGCGGGATCTACATAATTTAAAGTAGTTATATATGAATCATTCATATAAACTCCAAATTGATAGATACAATAGCCAATCACCAAAGTACCTAGGATTGCCCCGGCAATGCTCAATGGTGACATTGACGAATCCGAAGATCCATCAATGGATAAAGAAGGTTTCGCGGTATTGGAAACATCTTCATTATCAATTGAGTCTCATAAGCCGTTCATTACACAATAAGTAATTAATAAAATAATTACCTCTATCACAAAATTTCCAAAGAGATTGAATCAGTACATGAATTTCCATGCTGAGTTAATTCAATTCTTAGGAATTAAGTAAGAGAATGCTAAGACCCATGATAAAGGAACCCTGTTCCCTAATCTCCGATACCAAACGACGGACCTTGCGGCCCCCTTTCCTTCTACTTCTTTGAACAGGAGATCCATCTCCCTCAAATTCGGTAGTTCGAAAGGTATCAACGCCAGTGATGGTGCTTGGTATATAGTCAAGGCTAGATTAGGTCTCTTCCTATGGATAGGAAGAGGTCTAGCTTTGCTAATGGTTAAGGAGCTTATTTTGCTCCAGTGCTTGTACATACTTAAGAACGAAGTAAATTTTACTTCCTCTGTTCTTAGGTCTGTAGTAAGGTTTAAACTAACGTTAGTTAGTTTCGAATCCGAGAACACCATTAACTCCCAAAGTTGTTCACACAATTTTTGGTAAGGTGCCCCACAAATTCCAAAGTAAGTAGATAACCACTTACATTGGCCTCTATCGATCTGGTTAGGTAGGAAGAATAAATCTCCCCTTACTAAGCCTTTAGACTGTTTCCCAGACAGTAAATCGAAGAGTGTTGGAAGAATCATTTCTATCTTGTAGACAACAGGGATATTGAGAACTTTGAGACCTTTGATAGGATCTCGTAAGAACTCTTGTCGATAGAGTGATTCCATCATTTGGATTCGACCAAAGTGGTGTTGTGTACCTGCGACCTTTCCATAATATAAATTAGGCTTGAAATCTAGTTTTCATCATAGAAGATGTGAGAACTTAGTAGGATCTCACTCGTATTTTAAAAAACGAGGAAGATATCAATAGAGGTATCTCATAGTTTCCTTTCAAGATCTAATCTTATAGATTGGTCTCCACCCTCACGTTGCCGCGAGGGTTTCTTTTAATGCTGGTTCACTCCACACTGTTTGCACATCAATATTACTTAGCCCAGGCTTAAAATCAGTAGTTACTTTGTTTTTCAAGTAACGAGATTCTCAAACTTCTCATAAGTATGTATGGACTTTTTTCCAATCCATTACTTTACGAGAATTTATAGATTTGAGGCTCATCCAAGAGGTATACTTTAAGTTATCCTCTACTGAATCAAGCTTATCTGGATTAAGAATATTGCCAGGGTAGGATAAGAAAACTAAAAACACGCGGAGTCTTTGACCCACTGATCATAAATCAGCAGTCACAGAACCTCGTGTTCGGAATCCTAACCCTCGTAAGGCGAGATACGAATTTAATGAGTACGAATGTTTTCTCATAAATTCTGAAGCAACAGCAGTGGAAAGGGTTGTTACTAAAATGTCTCTCAATGAGACCATAGAACAATCAAGTCCTTCTACAAAGAACTTCTTGGCGAACTCTAAAACAAGCCTTTTTCGAGACTTGATAGATTTTGCCAATCCAATTCCCACGCCGAGTTCTCTCATCAGAACAAGGTATTTAGCAGCGACGGATTTCCCCGCAACCACCATATCATCCCCTAGAACAGCATAGTCCTCATACCATTGTCAACGCGTTCCTTTATCCTGACAATCAAGATAATACGCGAATTGGACTATAAAATGGTGAGTTATCGCAAGGAGAACTCATGAACTCAGGGCACCCATTGGTTGCCCCACCGAGTATCGGAGGTCCTTAAAAAGGCCGAATCCCATACTCAAGCGATAATCTCTTTCTACTAAAAGACGTCGCCAGTTATCGGCAAGTTGCTTTCCTAACCTAGGTTGGAGAAGCAATTCTTGCAGAGATACCGGTAGTCTATCAGTAGCCGCCGAAAGGTCGAAACTATATACATTAGGAATAGTTTCTCGGGTGAATTCGAACTTGACGAATCGAATTCGACCTTCCTCCAACTTTAGCAGCTTTTCATTAAGCGCTAAGATTGGTTTCACTTGGTCAAAAGTCCCATCTTGAGGAATACTCCGCAAGATAGACTGCATGGCCTTGTGAAGCGGGTTCAAGAGTCATTGAGTCCATGGATCAACCATGGCAAAAACTCTTATTTTACCTGCAGGTTCCGTTTTGGTTCCTAATTTACCTAGGACGTCC